GTTAGCAAAATATGCAGTGAATGTAATTATAGTAATGATATTGCGGCGAGGTATTGTAGCCACTGCGAAACCGAGTTAATCAATCCAGATGACAAGCTAGTCCACGAGAATAAAGAGCATGTTGTGGAGGTTAAAGGCTGGGAAATAAACAATGACAAAATAAGTAAAAATAATAGGAAAATGACTATAATTAAGTTCAAAACGGATAAAGGAGAGATTCCAGTGTTTTATGTAACAGATGCAAATCCAAGCGTTGAGAAGTGGCTTTACCATAAGTATTACAGTCTCAAACAAAGCACTAACAACCTTAGAGACTGCCCTAAACAAATATCATATTTTGTAAAAAATGGATATGTAAACATAACGAGGTACGCATAATGATAATGATATATTTTTTAACACTGCCATGGTTTGTATGTCTAGGACATATTTTTATAATCAACTCTGATGATGATGTTGAACCGTTAATGATGACTTTAGCGATTATGCTATGGCCTTTAACATTTGCAATATTAGCGGGTGTTCAATTGTCAAATTTTTTTAATAAAAAGGTGTAATATGGAAAGGGTTTTCATATTTTTGCTTTCTAGCTTATTGGTTGGTCTTGTATCATTGTATTTTTATTGGGCATATTGCCAATCTGACTACTACAAGAGATCGTCAAGTGAAGGATCTGGCGGCGTGGTTATGGTAGATAAATATTTTTATATATATTGTGAGCATAAAAATGACAATTAAATATTTCGGCGATAAAGAATATAGAGGTGAATGTCCACGGGAGACAGCAGAACATTTAACATTCGTTTCTTACATACATAACCATTATCCATGCTTACCGCTTGTACACATAAAAAACGAGGGCGCTCGCACTTGGAGACAGGCTAAGTTTGACAAGAGCATGGGAAGCCTACGCAAAGGGGCTTCAGATATAATTATTTTACATAAAGTCCCCTTCGTTATGGAAATAAAACGCAAGGATTTGAGCCGATCAGTCGTCAGTGATGATCAAATAGAATTTCTCAATAATTGTGATTCTCTCGGGTGTTTTACTTGTATAGCGTTAGGGCATCAAGCAGCAATAGCAGCATTCAACGAGTGGCGAGGATTATATTATGTTTAGCTTGTTTGATATGCTGAAAGCAGCGCAAGAACAAAAAGAGTGGTTGCCGCTTAAAAAAAACATAAAAAACACATCAAGAAGATACGTTTATACTGAGCAAAAAACAAACAAAACTAGGCAAGATGTAGAAAAATTTATTTATGATTTTTTTAAAAAAAACGTAATAAAAGAGCACGAAATAAAAAAGGTTTATACATCACTTAGGGATAACGGCAACCTGCTTTATAATGCAAAATCATGCAGTATGAATTATCCGTTTGTGAAATTTAGGTCGATATGCAGGGAGTTCACCGGAACAAACAGGAATTTATTATCACTTAAAGATATTTTTATCTTATTTCTTAAAAATGGATATGATAGCGATATAGGCGATGTCTATAAAAAACTTATAGATAGGGATAAAGTAAAAAATTATTTACCGTTCAGCAAGGTTCGGAGGCGCTATTACGACTGGCTTTCGACTGAGGATGGAATGACTCAAAAAACAAAAATAGAAAAGGGACGTTGTGTTATATAGACATTTTTTAGATGCTGGTTATACGATATTTGATCTGCATGGAATAACAAAAAATGGCGAATGTGAATGTGATAACCCAAATTGCCAAGCTGCTGGGAAACACCCAAAGACAAAACACTGGCAATATACGCAACCATTTTCAGATGAACAACTTGAAGAAATGGAGCAAGACGGATTTTTCCAGTCTGGTTATGGAGTGCTGGTTACAGAAAATCTTCTAGTGATAGATGTTGACGCTAGAAATGGTGGTGTAGAGTCTTACGCTAAACTAGTAGAAGCAGTGCCAGAAATAGCGGGCGCTGGCTTGATTGTAGAGACTGGTTCAGGTAACGGCTCTAAGCATTTATTTTTTAAGAATAGTGCATCCTCTCAAGCATTATCCAGCAAGCTTTCAGATTATCCAGGAATTGATTTTAAAAGCTCTGGCTTCGTTGTGGGAGCAGGCTCTAACCATAAATCAGGCAACAAATACAATGTATTAATAGGCTCCCCATCCGATATTGGCGAAGCTCCTAGTTTGCTCATAAAGCTTCTAGAGAGGTCTAGGACGGTATCGCTAGGAAACGATAACGACATGAGCTTAGATGATTACGTGGAAGCTCTTAACTTCATATCACCATCATGCGATTATGATACTTGGAACTCCATTGGAATGGCGATACATCATGCCACCGGTGGTAGCAAAGAAGGCCTTAAGATTTATGACAAATGGTCTAAATCATCAGAAAAATACAAGAAAAATGAGCCCGCGCAAAAGTGGCATTCATACGGAAAAGAAAAAAATAATCCTATAACGGCTGCAACTTTAATCTTTATAGCACAGCAAAACGGCTATAAAAAATCAATCCAACATATCGAGGCAGGCTGGGAAGTGATAAAACAAAATGAGGGCTTATGCTTGCCTGTTGACCCATTTGGGGATTTATCCCATATCGATATACGCAGGCCACCTGGTTTTGTGGGGGAATTAACAGAATACATTAACGCACAATGTCTATTCCCAAGGGAGAATATAGCGGTTTTAGGGGCTTTTTTTGCCGCCGGTAACATCTTATCAATGCGTTATGTTTTCGGCTCATCAGCGCTTAATCTATTGTGTTTTGGGATAGCTGGTAGTTCCACTGGGAAAGAGTCCGTGCTGAGGGCAACAATGAGCATATTACATACCGCGGGAATCACGCGCGCAGTATACGGTAATATAAAATCAGAACAAGAAATGATTAGAAATCTCATAGAGCACCAGGCCAGTTTCTACCTGATCGATGAAGTTGCCATGCTGTTTAAGAAGATTTCTAACGCATCTAAGCGAGGTGGTAGCAGCTACCTTGAGGGCATTGTCAAGAACATAATGCAGATTTACACGAAGGGAGCTGATTTTTTCGCTATCGGAGGCGATGAAAAACGCGGTCTAGTTGAGTCAGTCCAGAAAGAAATAGCACGATTGAATAAACGCGCTGACGCTGGGGAAAACGTTGATGAGGAAATAAAAAAGAAACTAAAAACAATCGATGATTTTGATCAAGGGCTAGTCAATCCATTCATATCCATGTTTGGGTTATGCAACATGACAGATTTTGAAAATATAGCATCTCATGACACCGTAATAAACGGATTTGTTGGACGATGTTTGATAACTCAAGAGCGCAATAATAACCCGGCCAAGAGAGAAGCATACAAACCTAGCAAATCTGTCCCACAGCATTTAAAAGCAAAGCTCGGCATGATGTTTCATGGGGGATACAGCACAGAAAGGCGCATACAGCAGTATGCAGATAGGGAGCAAGTCCCTCTTGCTGATGGTGTAGATGCTATGCTACACCAATACGATGATTACATATACCATCTAGCCGAATACCACGGTAACACCGGCCAAGGATATCAAGAAGTCACCAGACGGTCATCTGAGACAATTCGCAAGTTATGCGCTGTCATGGGGGCTTGCGATGGAATCATAACACAGGAGCATGTTTTGTATGCAGCTAGGTTTTCATTACTTGATATAAGGGAGAAAACACGCATTGCCAACACTGCATCTAACGATAGATTATTATCGCTTATAAGCCGCATAGATGGCTATCTCAGTGATAATCCAATCTATGAAAGTTACATAATAAACAAACTAAAACTATACTTTAAAAAAGACGATATTTCCAAAGCTATAGCCCTGATGGAATCAGATGGTAGAGTCCATAGGGACGCAAAACGCTTGATAAAAATTTGATTATGTGTTACATTGGAAAGTGGCTTGTTGTCAATTGAGCTGAATGATTACCTTGGTATCGGTGGAGGTAACATTTTGCAATAAACGGTTCTGGGTGCTCAAAGCCTTATAAGATAAAGATTCTAGGTTTTTGATGTCCATGGCCAGGGGTTTTTCCCGCCATATTGCAAATTTAATGGGCTCAATAATCGATGAATAAAGGTTTTTCCCGTGTTTTCCAATTTTTTTCCCGTGGGAGAGCCTATGAATAAAGGTTTTTCCCGTTTTTCCCGTATCCTAAAGATACTATATTTTTAATAGTTATCCACATATGTAAAGAAATCCGACATATGTGTAAGGATACATCATACGTAATAATACTATATAGAATAATCTATAGAATGGATATAGGTTATATATAATTTGCTAGTATTTCTAACCCATAGGATGTGGTATAAAAAAATAAAATAAAATCTAACGATAGGATGTGGTGCGCGCGCGAGAAAAAATTTTTTTTATATCTTTAGGATACGGGAAAAACGGGAAAAACGGTATACAGTAAGGCGCGCGACGGGAAAAAAAATGGAAAAACGGGTAAAAATGAATAAAATCAACAACTTAAAAAAATGAGATTTTTTTCAACACCACTTCACGCCTTTATCCATAAGGGGTATATCGTCAAGACTCATATTTCATGCGCCTTTTCACGATTTGACGTTTCAAGGTACCAAACGTCGATTTATTGATGTGTATGGTAGTGATATATGCCTAACGATTAAATAATCGATTTTTGACGTGTTTTAATCAATCCTTGAGGCATTTGCACAGATGGTTTAATGTGGGTTTTTAATGGTAATTTAATGAGGGACAAAAACAATCTTGAATTTTATTTTTATGTGTGTATCATACGAGGTATGAATACCTATATTTTTATCGATAAAGTTACATACAAAGGCGAAGACATGGCAACTAAATTAAATGAGTTGGGCGCGGTACTTGATCAAGTAAAAGCATTGCAAGAACAAGCACAAGAAAAGCAAAATGAGGCTTTTGGTGAATTAACTGGTAAAATTACCGAGTTAAACAATGCTATTGCAGCTAATCAAGCAGCTAGCGAAACATTGCAGGCTCAACTAGCAGATCAAGCGCTAGACGCCGATACGCAAGCTAAATTAGACGCTGTTGTAGCAACTGCTGAAGCAGTAGCAGCAAATGCTCAAGCGTTGGCAGACATTATCCCAAACCAATAAAATCATCCATCTCCATGGCTGGTGAACTTGACGGGATGGCCGATCTACGTAAAAAGAAGGTTGGCCACCCTTTTTTATATCACGATGGAATCCCAGAGCAGGTTTATAACATGGGATTGCTTGGATTGAGCAATGAACAAATAGCGAATGCCCTTGGTATAGAGCTTTGCACTATATACGAATGGGCAAATACCTATCCAAAGATGGCAGACGCACTCTATGAGAGCCGTGAAATAGCTGATGGCAAGGTAGTTCGCAGCCTTTATGAACGAGCAGTTGGAGCGAAGGTTTTAGAAGTCAAGACATTTTTTGATGAAAAAACTGGAACTGTTGTAAAAGAAAACGTAATAAAAGAATTTCCCCCCGAAGTTGGCGCTGCAATGTCTTGGTTGAAAAATAGACAGCCTAAATTGTGGCGTGAACGTCAATATGACCCCCTTACAGAAGAGGGTATCAATGTCAGCATTAATGTAGTACAAGGTAGAGACCCTGGCGGCACTAAAGATCAATCTTGATCTAACAGAACCGCAAATGCGGTTTGCATACTCAACGGCTAAATATCCAGCAATGATAGGCGGCCTTGGAAGTGGTAAAACACAAGCAGGAATAATAAGGTTGTTACTTAAAATGATGTACAAAAAAGGCATCGATGGTGCGTATTATATGCCTTCATATGATCTTATTAAGCTTCGGGCAATGGCTGGGACAATGGAGTTATTTGAGCGACATGGTCTACCTTATGAGGTTAATAATACATCATATCAGATTTCTCTCCCATGGCTTGGTAGTAGGATAGTTTTTAGATCATACGAGAGGCCTGAGCGTATTGTGGCATATGAGGTTGCGCATAGTATAGTCGATGAAATCGACACAATACCAAGAGAAAAAGCTGAAATAGTATGGCGTAAGGTGGTGGAAAGAAACCGGCAAAACATTGGAGCGCCTAACACAATTGGCATTGTTACCACGCCTGACCAGGGATTTCACGGGTTTGTATACCAGAAATGGGGGCAATCTAATGATCCAGAATGGCCAATAATCAAAGCCAGCACATGGAGCAATCCATATCTACCAGATGATTATGTAGATCAGATAAGGGCGAATTATGACCCTGTTCTAGCTGATTTATACATTAATGGTGACTTTGTATCGCTCACCCAAAACAAGGTCTACCATTTTTTTGATAGACAAAAACATCACACTGATAGAGTTCTGCAGTCAAATGACATAATAATAGAGGTAGGGCTTGATTTTAACATTGGTGGGTGTTGTGCAACTGTGTTTTTAAGTGATGCCGATAGGTGTTACGCGGTAGATGAGTTTGTATCTTATGACACGCGTGATTTTATTATGCGCTTACAAAACCAGTATGGAAAGCACAGGGCGATAATTTATCCAGACGCAAGCGGGAAAAGTCAACGCACAAACGCTTCCCAGTCTGACATTGATTTGATCAGTCAGGCTGGTTATTACGTTGACGCACCTAATCAAAACCCAGCCATAAGGGACAGAATTAATTTTGTTAACGGCATGTTATCGCATAATCGATTATTCATAAATACAAACAAATGCAAAAAATTAACCGAAGCAATCGAATCTCAGGGATATGATGATAAAGGCATGCCCGAGAAGTTCGACACGCACCCAGCCATAGACGATTGGTGCGATGCTATGGGTTATTTTATTGCAAGGAAATTCCCGATAATTAGGAACAGCACTAAAGTTAATATTGGCGGCGGGCTATGAAATTTTATAATGATGATTACATATCGATGCAAAAGCGCTGGGAGCGGTGCAGGGCCGCAGCAGCCGGTGAGGATGAGGTGCACGCGGGCGGCGAAAAGTGGCTACCTATGCTATCACTAGAAACGCAAGAGGATTATAAAAAGCGTTTACAGATGACGCCGTTCTACAATGCAAGCTGGCGCACCATGATAGGTTTACGCGGGCTGATGTTTAGGAAAGACCCGATTAAAAGTGATAATTTCGAGTTGGATTTTGATCATGTCGAGCTTTCTAAATTTTGCGCGCTTGAATCTCTTACTGTTGGTCGTGTTGGCCTTCTTGTGGATTTCAGCGATAAGCCTGTTATTGTGCCATATGTGGCGGAGTCTATCCTCGATTGGAAACAGGGCGAAATGGTCAGGTTGCTCGATGGCGTACTCGAAAACCAAAAAGAAATACATCGCGTTTTAAAATTAGAAAACGGCGTATATATCCAAAAGATTTATGAGGTAAGCATAGCAACCGGAAGAGAGGAGCTTATAGAAGAGATAATGCCTAAAATTAGGGGCGGTTCACTTGATTATATCCCGTTTGTGGTTATCGGCGTGGATTCCCTAGATTGGAAAGCAGAAATACCGCCACTTATTGATTTAGTCAATATCAATATGCATCATTATGTAATGTCGTCTGCATATGAGCGCGGATGCTTCTTGTCTGGACTTCCCAGTATGTTCATTTATGGCAATAGAGATACTACAAAGGTAATTTATATAGGCTCTAGCGTTGCAAATTCATTTCCTGACCCAGATACCAGGGCTGAAATACTGGAGGTAAAAGGGAATTTTGGAGCGCTGAAAGAAAACCTAGAGAAAAAAGAAATGCAAATGGCATCGCTTGGGGCAAAGATGCTAGAACCACAAAAAGCAGGCGTAGAAGCAGAGGGAACGCTTGAGCGTAGAATGAGCGGAGAAGAAAGCATACTAGCTGACATGGCCAGCACTTTATCAAACGGGTTAACTCTTGCTATTAAGTATTACTTAAAGTGGATAACTGATAATGTTGATGATTTCTCACTAGAGATAAACAGGGAGTTTTTACCTACTAAGCTAACAGCACAAGAGCTCACATCCATCATGCTGGCATGGCAAGGCGGAGCGATATCAAAAGAAACGCTATTCTACAATTACAAGAAAGCTGGAATTATTGAAGAGAATGTGACTTTTGAGGATGAACAATCACGGTCTGAAATAGCATCGCCATTCGCAAATGACCCAGAAAGAGTTACTAATAAGGCTTCTTAAGTATCAGATAGGCCTCAGACGTTATGAGGCCGGTCAACGTAATGAAATACTTCGTTTGATTGATAAGATAGAAAAAAAATTTATCAAATCAAATGACATGGACATTATTACAAGCGAATATCCAGGGCTTCCGAACTTTGAGGCATTTGCGAAACTGGCTGTTGATGTATCGATGAAAGGCTTTGACAAATCGCCTAGTTTGTCGATTATCGAGAGAATATCAAGGCCAAGGTTTGAGGGGAATTTTATGGCCGAGTGGTGGTCTAGGGCCAGGAATGATTTGCTTTTTAAGGTCAAGGGCATAATAAAGCAAGGAATCATAGAATCATTGGATAAAGGCCAGATCACAAGCAGATTAAAGGGCGCTTTTGATGGCAACAGAGCGCAGGCGGCTGCTGTTGTACAGACATCATTGCACACCATTGCAAACGACGCCAGACAATCGGTCTACGAGGCAAACGAGGACATTATAGACGGTTATTATTGGCTGTCTACGCTTGATAGTAGAACGTCTATCCCATGCGTCTCAAGGTCTGGACTGAAATGGACAATAGACAAGAAACCTATCGGACATAGTTTGCCGTTTCAAACTCCCCCAATACATTGGAATTGTAGATCATTGGTAATGCCAATATTGAGCGGGTTTGATGATGTAAAAACGACAAGGGCATCCAAGTTGGGGCCTATAGATTCTAATATTACGTTTGATAAGTTTTTGAAGATGTTAAGCGAAAAAGAGCAAGACGAACAGTTGGGCGTGGGGCGTGCTCAATTGTGGAGAGAGGGAAAAATAACGCTCAAAGATTTGTTGGACGGCAAGGGCCGTGAGTTAACTTTAGATGAGTTAAAGGAAAAATATGCTTAAACGTGTGATAAATGACAAAAGTGATATTCCAGAAGCATTGCTTGAATATTATGAAGAGAGGGACGGAAAGTTCTTTTTAGCTGTAGACGAAGCTGTAGAGTTAAAAGGAGCTTTAGAAAAAGAAAAAGCGGAAGTGAAGAAATTAAAGTCTATGCTATCTAAATATGACGGCGTAGATATTGATAGAGTCAAAGAGCTTCTGAGCAAGGCGGAAAATGACGACGAATTACAAAAAATAAAAACAGGCGATATTGAATCCGTCATAAAGTCCAGATTGGAGAAGTACACAAAAGATTTTGAAAGTAAGTTGGCGGCTGAAACGGCGGCTAAGAAAGGCTTGATGAGCAGGGCTTTGCAGGCTGAGTTAAAAAGCGCGGCTTTAAAAAGTGGCGTTATAGCGCATGCTGTGGACGATGCAGTGATGCGGGGTCTAAGTGTTTTTACTGTTTCTGATGATGGTAGCATTGTCTCAATGAAAGACAATGACATTGTACTGGGAAAAGATGGCAAAAGTCCTTACTCGGTCAACGAGTGGCTAGAGGAATTGAAGCCTAATGTCCCTCACTGGTTTGGAAATCAAAACAGCGGTGGGAGTGCACCAGGTAATAAAAATACGTCATCAAATGCAAAAACTATCGATAGATCGCAATTCGAAGGGCTTAGCCCGTATGAACGAATGGAATTTATAAAATCGAAAGGAAAGGTGACTTGAAATGCCAAATACATTAACAAATTTAGCAGCAGATATATACACAGCAGCAGATAAAGTAGGACGTGAATTAGTCGGTATTATCCCATCAGCAACAATTAACAGCCAAGCGGGGCAAACAGTTGCGAGAGGTGGGGTTGTTCGCTCTCACTTCACACGCACGCCAGTAGTAAATACTACTTATGCGCCTTCGATGACCGTTCCAGAGGGAGCCGATCAAACAGTAGACAATAAAACTTTATCGGTTAATCAGTTCGCGTCGGTGCAAATCCCTTGGACTGGGGAAGAAATTAAGCATTTAAATAATGGTTCAGGATTTGAAACCGTTTACGGTGACCAAATTACTCAAGCTATGCGCTCTATTGTTAACACTATTGAGAGTTATGTGGCTGGCATCGTTAAAACTGGTTCATCCCGCGCTTTTGGTACGGCTGGAACTACTCCTTTCGCTTCCAATTTTAACGAGATTGCGGAATTACGACAAATCCTGGTTGATAATGGTTGCCCTATGGATAACCAGGTTACATTGGTTATAAATACGGCTGCTGGGACTAGACTACGCAATTTAGCGCAATTGCAAAGAGTTAACGAGGCTGGCGGCTCAGAGTTGTTGAGACAAGGTGCTTTGCTTGACCTGCAAAATATTATGCTGAAAGAATCAGCAGGAATTGGACTACATACCAGAGGAACAGGAGCTGGTTACTTGGTTAATAGCGCATCGATTACAGCAGGTACCACCACAATTCCAGCGGATACCGGTACCGGTACATTGTTAGCTGGTGATGTTGTGACTTTTGCAGCTGATACCGTGAACAGGTATGTTGTAAACACAACCTTGGCTGGAGGTTCTTTTGCTTTGGGCGCACCTGGTGCGCGTGTAGCAATTGCTGATAACAACGCAATTACAATTGGTAATAACTATACTGCTAATGTTGCATTCCATAGATCGGCTGTCGAGGTTGTTGTTAGGGCGCCAATGTCACCACCTAATGAAGCGGCTCAAGACATCATGAACGTCACTGACCCATGGAGCGGATTAACATTCCAAATCGCTAGTTATGGCGGGTATATGAAGTCAATGCTGGAAATCAGATGTTTGTATGACGCTGTAGTATGGAAACCTAACCACGTAGCTACATTGTTAGGATAATGGCGTTAATTGTAGAAAATGGCTCAATGGTTACGGGGGCTGAATCATATGCCTCCGTCGTATATGCCAATGGGTATTTCGTTAGCATAGGTAACGAAACATGGTCTGATCTTGATTTATCTGCAAAAGAGCAAGCTTTAAGACTTGCAACCCAGTATATCCAAAATGAATATTTCTCTGTGTGGCAGGGCGTGAAAAGACAGCACACGCAGGCTTTAGACTGGCCACGTGAAAATGTTTTAATATTCGGTTCTGGCTCGTTGGTTGCTAATAACATTATTCCAATTGAATTAAAAAATGCGTGTTGCATATTAGCGTTGAAGGCTGCTAGCGCTTCTTTATACTCAGACAAAGAGCGATCAGTTAAACGTGAAAAGGTTGATGTTTTGGAAACTGAATACTTTGAGTCAGATAGCAATCAAAAAGAATACAGAGAAATAGACGCAATGCTGCGTAGATATATGATATCAGCACCTGCAAAAAGTGGAGCGTTAACGATTGTACGAGTCTAATATTACATCCGCATATAACCTTATATCATCTAAGGGCTTGGCTGTAACTATAAATTACAAAACGCCAGGTGCTTATGATGTTAATACCGGCTCAATTAGCAATACAACGCTATCGCAAACTGGTTATGCTGTATTGGTGAATAATGCTTTTGGAGATGATAGAAAATCAAGCTCTAGTGAAGTCTCTGAGCATGATGTATTAATAACAATTTTGTTGTC